GTAGAAATGGACGCTAAAAAAACAGCCTGTGAGCGTGAACCCTTACGGTTATTGCAGCGAGCACAACTCGAGATTAAATTGTCGAGCGAGCACGGGTCGCCACCATCTTTAAGGCTAACTATGTGATCGGTCTGCGTAGCCTCATCACCACAGTACATACACACGTAACCATCTCTACGTAATGCAGCTAACCTGGCATTTTTGTATTGACCTGTACTACGTGGATCGCGTGTACCTCTTACCATCTAATAGTGTCCCTTAATCTTATGAGTGCTAAGAGCTAAACATATATCACCATTAAACCTATGATCTAAATATTTAAGGCCTAATACAATTTGTTTATATGGGTTTGTTTCAGTCATCTTAAGTAGTTGAGGTATGCCATACGCACTGCTTTTCTTGTTCTTTGCAGTAGGTTGCCAATTACTCTCTAATGTCCAAAGTTTATCTAAACATCGCATTTGCTTGTAATCATTAACTAACAAAGATGCAAATTCTTTATATTTATATGCTTTTAATAACTTATCTTGATCCGCTTGTAAGGGCGTAATGCTTGTAATTGCAATTACACATAGACCGGCCAATAGCACCAAACATCGCCTGCGAGCTACCCGCCCTAGCGGCTCGCCTGCGAGTGTGGAGCGTACCACCCTAGTCAAATATCGTTTCATAGGTTGTTCAGCCTTTCCCATACAATTCCAGTATGAGGCACGTTAAAGCTCATTATTACCGAGTGAAAGCTAGATCCTTTACGCAAACGCCCCCCCCCGTCATAGTAAGCAATACGCCTAGATGGTACGTACACGCTTGGATAGCCGTGTGTTTTATACAGGCTATGCCGTTTAACCCCTCCAAGTGCATCTATAGGCAAGATTAAGACTGTTTTTATCGCATACTCGTAAACCTTTTCTATAACCTTATCTTTAATGCTAAATGGAGGGTTTGTAATTATGTAATCGCATTGGCGCATAGGACCATCTATAAAGTCCTGTATGCCATAGATAACCTCGTGGCCCATACCGGTAAGTGTTTTAACAAATAGGCTTTTATCCGAGTCGAAAGGGCAAAGTATTACAGCATTGTCTTTAGGCTCCAGTAACCGGATAGCTATATCTACCGTATCTTGGCTCGTATACCACTCGTCCGAGTATAGGTTTTTAGTAATACCGTTTAACGTCATCGGTTCACCGTATCCTCATTATCCACAAGTTGTACACCCATAACCCCACACCCGAGGCACTCAACTACAAGCACCCCGGGCGGTAGGTTCTCAAACTCGGTTATATTTGTATGATCCTTAACAGCCTTACATATCCTGCAGCTATAACGTAGCATTTTGTTCAGTTTTCATAAATAGCACCCAATGAGTAGCCATACGTTTACCCGACGGATGACCTAACAAGGGTTTTTGAGGCGTTAAAGCAAGGATTTCTTTAAGCATTATGCTTGTTTCGTTCCACTTAAATACCAACGTGCCATTGTTTTTAAGGACTCGAAAGCACTCACTAAAGCCGGCGGTTATATCCTCTTGCCACGTATCAGCATCCAAGACACCGTATTTCTTACGCATCCACGATTTCTCGCTGAGGTTAAGCAGGTGAGGAGGGTCAAAGACAACTATCTGAAATGACTCATCGGGGTATGGAATATTTCTAAAGTCCATTACCTCATCGGGCTTTATATGAATAGTTTGTCCATTAGTTAATAGGTGAGTCTCATCGGCTCGTATGTCGCCAAAGAGCACGCGGTTATCCGTCTTATCGAAATAAAAACTACGCATACTTGAGGCTGGATCTAATACAGATTTATTGGTAATCATAAGGAACTATCCCCATAATCCGACCGCTTAAGGTATTTCATTTCGAATAGGTTGCGCTGAGGCACCCAATAGTTCTCATCCCAGTGGACTTTATACTTAGGGTGTATAGCCATAACTACTGGCATCCAGCCAATAAGGTAATAAACCGGTGATTTACCTATGACCAGTATTGCTATATCTCGCATACGCTCAGGCGGCCTTTGCCTATTTTGTATGATGAGATGCCCTCCGGTGTGCTGAGTGTGCTTTACTTCGATATTGCCGCCTACATCTGCACCATCGTGGAAATCATCCCAGCGTGGGATATATGCAGTATCGCCAAAGTGCATCGCTACAGCTATTTGTGCGCCCATAGCCTCGGACTTTTCCGTAACCATTTCGTGATAATTAAGAGCCCGGTTATATTGTCCGTGCTGAGTTGTAGGATGAGAGTTTTTTACCTGCATCCACTTAAACCCTACCTCGTGGGCTAATCGCTCCTGTTCGTGGTCGAGCACTACACGATCTAGCCCCGGCACCGTGAGCACTGCCACATCACCTCATCGCCACCGACTACTGTTACAGCTAGTCCGCCCGATCGTGGCATATATTCATTACACGAGTCGCATAACTCGGTAATCTCTTTACTTATTGAGCCGTCTGTATGGATGGTTGTAGCTATTCCGTGTTTGATATACGTAATTTCTCCCATTACAGACCTAACCTATTCTCACAAGGAGAACAAAACACCTCAAGTAAATTATCATCTCGTTTATACTCGTTTACTGAAGTGTCGTTATCGCATTGGCTACAGTTACTCGCGCCATAATATCGAATAAAGCTATACACGTGTTTCATAGCCATACTGCCTTGCACTGATCCGTTTTTACTTTAGATGGACACGTCCATCCTTTGTAGGGGTTGCCTGTTTTAGAGCTCTTGCCCTCTTTGTAAATCATCCGGCCGTGGTTACAAATAGGAGATGACTCTATAACCTCGCCTCCTAGTTGCGCTGCTAAGCCCTCTACGGTGGCTGCTAGCGGTACTGCAGTGCCCTCGGGCTCTTTGCCAATACTCCAAAAGTCAGGTGTGCTAGCAGGTTGCTCGACCTTTTCCATATCTTGTACGGTACTGCGAGCTTTGTGCTCCAGGCTTGGAGTGAGCAGGCCTATAACTCTGCCGTAAGCGCTTGTAATCGTGTCCTCTACAAACCATTTTTTAAGATTAGCCGGGTATGTAGCCACGTTGCCATAGGCATAATCTACGGCGCTAGGTAAGTGATCCTCATACTCTTTGTACGCCTCAGCTTTAATAAGTATCCAGCCCTCTTTAAGGTTTGTGTCCTCAACATAGGCAACTAATCGCCCACTCGGAAACTCGGATCTAAAGCGCTTTATACGACTGTTTACATCCTCGTAGTTATCCAAAAAACTCATTGTGATGCTCCAAACTTAAGTATAGGGGACTCAGCTTTAATAGCTGCCTCGACCTGCTCAGCTAGTGGAAATACAGTGCCATCGGGCCAGTTACTTACAAGGTTACGGCACTCGCCACAATAAGAGCGCACGGTGCCTTTAGCTTTAATTGTTACTGAGGTAATAGTTACTACTGCTTGGCGCTGGGCCTTTTCGTGCCAAGTAAATACGCCATTGACTCGGCGACCTCCCCAGGCATCTTTGCAGTAATCGCAAAACACCCCGGCTTTAGCTGTTGTAATCATTGTTGCACCGACTTAGCGCCACGGCGGTAGCCCATTTGTGTGCCGATTTTCTTGCCCTCGTTAAAACCCTTTGCATAGAAAAGCACGGCTGTAATCGAGGCTACGATAAACATATAAATTAACACTTGTATCTCTAAAAATGTACTCATTGTCTTACGCCCTTTGATAAGGCCGATACGATCTAAACCCTGAGAGCATAGCCCGGCTCGGCAGTTAGTGGTACACCATAAGGGTAAAGCCACCCACCGACAATAGCCTTACGACACGCTGGGAGGTATTTCCTCTTTGCGAGGTTTAGACTTAAGCCCGTTACTAGCTAATACGCCACCCAGGGAGCCGGTAAGGAAAACCGTAAGCGTAGTAAGCAGGTCAATAAATGCCCGGTCATTAGGAGCTTGAGTACTTATTGGTTGAGTTACAAAGATAAGCGCGTACAGCATCCCAAACACGGACATACCAAAAACGATAGCTAGCGTAGCGCCGATAAAAACTATAAGCCTGGCGTGTAAGTCCTCAGGGCTAAGGCGCGACATAGACCTCCTCGGGTAATAAGTCCTTTGAGCACGTGCCCGTAATATCACAGCGCGGCGACTGGCACTCGGCCTTATTCCAATTTTCATATTCTTGGCACTCATACCGTACCCATCCCTGATAACCGCACCCCGATAGGAGCAGACTCCCCAAAATCGCCCCTATCAGGGCTCGCATTAGTTAGCGCCTACGCCGAATTGCTTTTCACTAGGTGAAAGAGCTTTAAGCAAAGGGCCCACTAAACCAGCGATAAACGCATTAGCTAGTGTTTTTGGATCAGTAATGCCTGAGAGATAAAGGGCTCCCACGCAACTAATAGCAGCTCTCAAATACGAAAGCCCTGCAGCTTTGAGTTGTTCAGTCATTGTTTCCTCGTTTCTGCCCTTAGTTTATTTGTATCATCACAAACAAGTTAGCAGTGCCACTTGCCGTAATAGCGTATAGAGCCTCGTGGTCGCCCACCATCATTGAAAGTTTGTCGCCGTTATCTAACTTGTATCCGTTAGAGGTAGTTAGATCAGGGCCACCTAAATAAAGTGTACCGCTCGAGGAGTGTAGATAAACGCTCTGATCTCCAATTTTAGCCGGTACTACAACGGCGGCTGTAGTAGTTACTGTTACCTGCGCTGTACTTGGCATTATTTGAGTCCTAACTTTTTAATTAACTCGGCCGCTTTAGCCGGAGTCACTGCTACCTCAAAGTGCATTTCATCTTTACGGTTTACGTAATCGCCGCCCCACTTGAGGCCGTATTTTTTAGCGAGCGCACGGATCATTGGCACCTTTTCATTAGGGAAAGTACCAATTTTACCTAGCGCGTGTTTAGTCGCATTAAGATCTATAGCTGTACCCGAGGAGTGGCAACTCAGTTTGTCCTCGCTACCTCTAACCATCCTGTAAGCGTATGACCAGTCATCGAATACGCCGCCCTCTACCGGCTCGATAAGAGTATTAAACTCGGCAGTAAAGCCTGCTAGTAATGGGCCGCAACCCTCAGCGCATCGTAGCTTGAGGTTTGTGCCCTCTACCTTGTAGCTAGTTATTTTAATCTCGTCCGGATCTTTTGAGGCAGGCCAGCCGTTATAGCTTGTCTGCATTAGCTCAAGATAGTTTTTAGCTCATCCTCGGTAAGTCCGAGGCGCTGAAGTATTGCAATTTTTTGCGCATTTGCCGCCTCTGCAGTTGCTAACTCTTGTGCAGACTCAGCCTCTCTAGCTTGTCGAGCTTGTATTTCAGCCGCCGTTAATTCACGCTCGGTAAAAGTTTCCTCGCCTGTTTCAGCGTTTATTTCTGTATGTCCTATTTTCATTATTTCCCCCTATGCTGACTTAAAGACGTAGAGTGTGCCTGCGTCAAAGTTTGTCGCCTCATCATCGCAAAGAACTCTAATTGAACTGATGGTGCTTGTTCCTGTGTACCATCCACCGCTCGCGACGTGTTGTCCATTTACGCCGCCTGATGTTCCTGTGAAAATCTTAAAAGGCTTAATTCCTGATGAATTGCCGCCGTCAATAAAAATTGTTGATGTCTGTTGAGAAGTTCCCGAAGTTGCTAATTTTCCTACACTTATTTGATCGTTAAAAGCACCATTTCCATTTGAATAAATGTCAAAGATGCTTGTTGCGTACGAAGTTGCCGTCGTCAATAAACCGCCCGAATGGTTGTAATTGTTTGCAGTACTATCGTTATTTATACGCACACCTACCTTGTAATTTCCTGTGCTACTTGCTTGCAAAATTACAACCATAATTTTGTCTGCCCCTGAAATACTGCTAATTTGTATAGCCGCTGAACCACTCATTGCAGTGCCACCGGTATTTATTAAAGTCCAGTTTTGAGATGAGGACGCTGCACTCGCCCACGATGGTATGCCACCGGCAACGGTTAAGACTTGACCAGTTGAACCAATTCCAAGACGCGCTGGTGTTGATCCGCTGGATGAGTAAATCGTGTCACCAGTTGTTGTCATTGGGTTAGTCATACCTGTGGTATCTAAGTTAGCCCAAGCGGAGCCTGTGTAGTAAGTAGTTACATTTGTATCTTTTAAATACGCAAACTGTCCCTCCTGCGGTGACGTTATTGCAGCGTCACGAGCTGTAGAAGTAGCAAACACATTAACGCCTTGCATTAAATAACCGTTTGTGTCCGAGGCGGTCAAAACCTCCCCTACGGTAAAGGTTTTAAAACCTTGTCCTGCTGCCATTTTATTCTCCTTAGTAAGCCAATACGCCGGTATCTAGTACGCCGTACAGGGTTGAGTTTAGTATGAACCCGTCGATAATAGGCTCAAGGGTTGTAAATACAGTTTTAAAACTGTTAGGCGTAATTGAGTGCCTTACGCCAAACACCTGTAAAGTTTTTGTGAGTGTTGAGGTTCCCGGCTGATTTGTTGTAATTGTTACCGGGTCAAAATAATCGAGAGTTAAAGCCGCAATAATGCCTGCGTTGTAGTTATCTGTATAAAGGTCCAGCTCTATTGCATCGCATCTAATAGAGGTTTCGGCTCGTGAGGCTACGTAAGCCTGTGCGTAATTGAGCGCATCGGCATCTATTTGCATAAGTAAGTTTTGTTGGTTGTATGAGTGTACAAAATACTTTTCAATACTAGCGGCGTTTGTAGCTACCTGAGCCGTACCTCCTGTGCGTGTAACACTAGCTGAGTTATAGACAAGCGTATCGTCTAGCCTCCACACGGCATTGGCATAGCCAATATCCGTACCGTTATCGTTAAACACCGTAGCAGTAGCACCGATACTTGCAGTAGTTACACTGCGATCTTGAAATACAAACGAGCCATTGGCATCTACATACAAAGCCCCATATTCTGAAATCTCTACAGTTTGCATAGCCGCTAGTGATGTACGAGCCGTGCCTGGGTCTGCCTGCAAAGTAGTTAGGCCTGCGTCTACATCTCGCATAGAGGCCGGCCAGTCAATTTGATCTAAGATTTGATTTATGCGAGTACCGGATAAGTCACCGGCTGTTGCACCTGCAACAGTACTAATCTGCGCATTTTGAGCTAATCTAAAAGCATCTACGGCGGCAATAGTTGTATAAGCAACTTCATCTGCATTAAGTGGTGTGGTAGTTGTATAGCTTGTGATAAAGCCTGAAAACAGGGGATAGGTGATGCCAGCATAGGTAGCAGTTATCTGCACTTTACGCATTGGATCCAGTAGCTCATAATATGGGCCACTAGCATTTTGAGGGTTAAAATCTCCGTTTTGATCCACAATACGTAGAGATAGGTTACCTGTTTGGAATTGGTCTGCCTGAGCGTTACGCCCTCTATCTATTTGTATATTGTTTACTTGATTACTTACATCTACAATAACGGCAGCGCTATCTGATAACACGTTTGTGTCGAGTAAGCCCTCGTTTAAAATCATTGCTTGAGCAAAGCTAGGACCAGTAGAAAAGTTAATAACTGCGTTTACTGTAGGGACGGTCATAGAGCACCGGCAAAAGTAGTCGAGTTACCGTAGCGGTTCAGCTCTTGTATAGCGTTTTGTACTACTGTGGCTATTTGTTGGTCGCCAATACCTGCCGCATTTATATTGTAATTAACTGTTGTAGCGTTTGCGCTTTGTCTAGCTAGTGCTCCTAAGTGCTCATCGCCAAAACCCATAGAACCTGATAACCCACTAGCAGGTAAACCTGCAGCTATATTGCCTAGTGACTCACCCATACGGGCTGAGCCTGCATTAAATGAACCTATAACAGCACTCGGAGCAGCTTTGTTTATACCTAGTAAGTCAAAAAGTTTTGCCTGTTCTGCTGCAATTTTATCTAACAGCGCTCGAATAGATGCAAGTATGGCCTGTCTAAAAGCCTCCATAGCATCGGTAGTCTCATCTACTTTTGCAATTTGCCCTGCTAGCGCGGCGTTTTGATCCTTAATAGCAATAAGGGAAAGTAAACGCAATTTAGTATCTGCATCGGTAGCCTGATTAAGAGCGGCAAACAAACCAACGCGCTCTACGTCAAATTTCTTTTCTAACTCTTGTAGGGCTAACTGGTCTCCAGTAAGTTTTAGTTTTCTCTCAGTGTTGGAGTTATCTATCTTTGATAAACTGTTTTTAGTTTTAGTAAGTTTTATTGCATCGGCATTGGCTTTATCTATGGCCTTGCGTTGGCCGGGGGACTGCGCCGGAGTACCTGCGCTAGCAGCTTTAGATGATGCTCCGAGTTTTGATAAAAGGTTAATACCCGATACCTGACTAGCAGCTCCTAAAAACTTCCCAATAAAACTTGCGCCGGGTAATGACTGTATTTTGGCAGTAAGTACTCCTATGCCATAGATGGCGTTACCTATCTGCGTAGCGAAAGACTCCATAGC